AACTGGATTATCTAGTAGTACTGCTACTACATATTTAAGTCAGCAGTTTCCCAATGGCTTATTATATGCTTGCTTAGTTGAAGCTTATGGATTTTTGAAGGGTCCAACAGATATGTTGCAATATTATGAAAATAGGTATAAACAAGCTATCGACGGATTTGCTTTAGAGCAAATGGGTAGAAGAAGGATAGATGAATACCATGATGGTATTATTCGTCTTAATGTTAAACAAAATAAGTAAGGAGAAACAAGTATGGCTATTACACAGGCGTTACCCAATAGTTTTAAAAAACAACTATTAGATGGAGATCAAGATTTTTCATCTGCGGGTGGTGATGTTTTCAGATTAGCTCTGTATGTATCAACAGCTACACTAGGTGCTTCAACAACTGCATATACTACAACAGGTGAAGTTGCAGCTTCCGGAGATTATGTTGCTGGAGGTAAAGCACTGGTAAACACAGGAACATCAGTTGCATCAAGTGTTGCAATTACAGATTTTTCTGATTTATCGTTTACAGGTGTAACCATAACTGCAAGAGGAGCATTAATTTATAATACTTCATTTTCTAATGCAGCAGTTGCAGTGTTAAACTTTGGATCAGACAAAACAGCTACAGACGGAACATTTACAATTCAATTTCCAGCTTTCACAACTTCAGCGGCCATTATCAGAATCTCTTAATAGGAGTTTAGTCCATGTCTGACATTGTTGACGGTTGGGGTAGGGGCACCTGGGGACAGGGTGCTTGGAATGAAAACATTCCAATTGAAGTCACAGGTCAAAGTTTAACTTTAGCTTTAAATTCAGTTACTGTAGCAACTACAGCAAATATCACTGTTCTATTAACAGGGCAAAATTTAACAACAGTTTTAAATAGTGTTGGAATTTCTGCGGATGGAAATGTTTCTGTTCCAGTATTTGAAAATCCATTAGCTCTTTCATTAAATAATGTAAATATATTAGCAGATGCTAATATTGCATTAGTTGGTCAAAGTTTAACAACAGCTTTAAATTCAGTCACTGCTTTAGGAACAGCAAATGTTTCTTTAACCGGTCAAAGTTTAACAACTGCATTAGGTGATGAAACTGTTAAAACAGATGTTAATGTTTTATTAACAGGGCAAAATTTAATTACAGCTTTAAATTCAGTTACAGCTCTAGGAACAGCAACTGTATCATTAACAGGGCAAAATTTAACAACAGCTTTAAATTCAGTAAGTGTAGCAATTGGTGTCCAAGTACCCATTACAGGTCAAAATTTAACAACTGCATTAGGTGATGAAACTGTTACAGGAACAGCTAATGTTTCTTTAGTAGGAGAACAATTAACAGGTGCTTTAGGTCAAGTTGATCCAAGTCCAGACGTTGCACTAGTAGGACAAGATTTAACTTTAACTTTAAACTCAGTTTCTATTGAAGTTGGAGCTGAAGTACCACTTACCGGTCAAAACTTAACAACTACCTTAGGAAATGAAACAGTAGCTATTGATGCTATTGCAAAACCAACAGGCCAAGAATTAACAGCAAGTTTAGGTACCGTTAAACTTATTATATGGACAGAAGTTAATACCGGTGATACAGTCAATTACACTAGTATAAATACAGGAACCTCTGTAAATTGGACAGAGATTGACACTGCTGCATAAATAATTTAAAAACAATAAGGACGTAAATATGGCATCAACTTTTTCAACAGATCTTAAACTAGAACTTATGGCTACAGGCGAAAACGCCGGTACCTGGGGAACTAAAACAAATACAAACTTAAATTTATTACAACAAGCCGTTGCAGGTTATCAAGAAGTAAGCATTGCAGGTGGAGCTCAAACTACAGCTCTTGCAATGTCTGATGCTGCATTATCCAATGCAAGAAATGCTGTTATTAAATTTACAGGAGCAATTACTGGAAACCAAGTAGTAACTATTCCAGATGGAATTGAAAAAGTTTACACTATTATTAATGAAACAACTGGAGCTTTTACTGTTCAATTTAAAACTGTAACAGGAACAGGAACTACTTTTTCAACAACAAATAAAGGCGCATTTCTTGTTTATTCTGATGGAACAAACATTGTTAATGTAAACTCTTTATTAAAAACGATAAGTTTATTTACTTTACCAACAGCAGATGGTACAAGTGGACAAGCTATAACTACAGATGGTTCAGCTAATTTAGGCTTTTCAAGTGTAGCAAGTAATGGTTTTGCTATTGCAATGGCAATTGCATTATAATATAAGGAAATACTATGGCACAAAATTTTAGAAGATATACTAACAACAACGTAGGAACATCAGCTGTTACCGCTTTCACAGCAAATAGTTTTGATACAGTAATTGGAATTTCTATTTCAAATATATTAAGTACAACTGTTAACGCAGATGTTTATATCAATGATGGTACAAATGATATTTATTTAGTTAAAGGTGCACCCATTGTACCAGGATCAGCGCTGCAAGTTTTAGATGGTGGTGCAAAATTCGTTATGCAAAGTGGTGACGCTTTAAAAATACAATCAGATACAGCAGCATCATTAGATTGTTGGACATCAGCCGTAGATGATATAAGCACATAGGAGAATCTAAATGCCATACATTGGAAATACTCCCGCATTAGACTACATAAGTTTTGCAGTACAAAATTTCACAGTTACTGCAGGCACAACTGTTTACACATTAGATTATTCTGTTTCAAATGAGAATGACATTCGTTTAGTCATCAACAATGTTATTCAAAGACCAGGTGCATCGTTTGCATATTCAGCAACGGGTACAACTTTAACATTAACATCAGCAACTCAATCTGGTGATACCATGTATGCAGTATTTATTGGAAGAGCTGTGCAAACAGTAACTCCTGCTGCTAATTCAATAACTAATTCAATGATAGCATCCGATGCTGCTATATCTACATCTAAATTAGGAGCTGGTGCGGTGTTGCAGGTTGTTCAAACAACTTCTGCATCTTCACTTACAACTACATCAGCTAGTTTTGTTACTTTAAATTTAGCAGCTACAATAACTCCTTCTTCTACTTCAAGTAAAATTTTAATGTTATTTTCAACAGGTGCTCAAAATACCAATGGTGCTAATGGTTGTGTAATTACTGTGTTTAGAGGTTCTATAGCATCAGGAACAAATCTTGGAGATTCAAATTTTGGATTTGGTAATCTTGATTCAGCAAGTGATGGTGTTCTTACATCATTTTCAATAGTACATTTAGATTCTCCAAACACAACTTCTGCAACTACTTATACACCTGCTGGTAAAGCTGCTTCAGGAGCAACTTTATTAACTTCTTTTGGTGGAAGTAGAGGTAGTTTTATTTTAATGGAAATAGCAGGTTAATATGACAATAGCAAAAGCAATACAAAAAATAAATCCAACAGCACAATTTAGTTACAATGATGAAAACATTAATACTATTACTTGGCACAATGGCACACCACCAATACCAAAAGATCAGATACTAGCTATGATACCAGTTGTAGAACAAGAAATTGTAAATAAAAAAATACAAGAAGAACAAGACAAACAATCAGCAATATCTAAACTTAAAGCTTTAGGTTTGAATGATGCTGAAATTAAAGCTATAATAGGAATATAATATGCCAATAAGCCAAGTCCCTTTCGCCGGAATCTCGAATCCTGTTGACTTTAGAAATATCGTCATCAATGGTGATATGCAAATTGCACAAAGAGCAACTTCAAAAGCTAATGTTGGTTTTGAATACGCAACAATAGATAGATGGCAAACAGTAAATGGAAGTCTTGGTTCTTGGACACAATCTCAATCAACTGATGTACCTTCAGGATATAGTTTTGCAAATTCTTTAAAAATGGATTGTACAACTGCTGATGCAACTCCTGCTTCTGGTGATGAATTATATATAAGACAATTGTTTGAGGGACAAAATTTACAATATTTAAAAAAAGGAACTGCTAATGCTTTAGCTTTGACAGCATCATTTTGGGTTAAATCTACAAAAACTGGAACATTTATTTTAGAACTTGTTGATAATAATAATTCAAGAAGTATATCAAAATCTTACACTGTAAGTGCATCTAATACTTGGGAATTTAAGACTATAACTTACCCTGGTGATACAACTGGTACATTTACAAATGATAATGGACAATCATTAAATTTAAATTTTTGGATTGCTACTGGTAGTGGTCAATCATCAGGAACTTTACAAACTTCTTGGGGAACAACAGTAACTGCAAACAGAGCAGTTGGACAAGTTAATATAGCCGATAGTACATCAAACGATTGGTTAATCACAGGCGTGCAGCTGGAAGCAGGGGAACAGGCAAGCGGATTTGAGACTTTGCCGATTGATGTGAATTTAGGAAGATGTTTAAGATATTTTTATCAAATTCAAGGAAATGCTACAACTAATACAACTTTAGGAATAGGTTTTTCTAATTCTGGTACAACTAATCAATCTTATTTAAAATTTCCAAATACTATGCGTACTACTCCCACAATAACAGGTTCTTCAGGATTGCAGGTGACAGATGGCAACAGTTATACTATTAATTATACTTCAGTAGCAGTTAATAGTGGTGACAAAAATAATATGAATGTAGAAATTACTGTTGCTAGTGGTTTAACAGTCTTTAGAGGTGGTAGTGCTCAATTAAGTGGTAGTACAGCAAGTTATCTTGCATTAAGTTCGGAGTTATAATTATGATACAAACAGTAGAAAAAATATATTCTTATAGTGGATTTTCAAGTTACAAAATAATTTTTACAGATGGTAGAGTTTATTCTGTACCTCTAGACCCAGCTAACACAGATTACCAAGCTATTCAAAAGTGGATTGCTGAGGGAAACACTGTTATAGATAACGAAGGAAATAACTAATGCCATATATTGGAAAAACGCCTCTTACCGGCGCCTATCAACTTTGTGATACAATCACCACATCTGCAACGGCAACTTATAATTTATTAGTTGGTGGCAGCGCAGTTATTCCAGGTTCCGCAAACAATTGTATCGTATCCTTGAATGGTGTTGTTCAAGCTCCAGTTGGTGCTTTTACCGTAT